TCTTCACTAGGTAACGGGTATTCCTCATTATATGCATCACATTCTTCCTGTGATAATTCCTTAAAGCAGATTGGCATCGAAAGACGATCTTTATACCATTCATATGCTTCTTTTTCTTCTCTTGTCATACTTATAGCACCTCCAAGATAATTCTTCCCTCTTGATTAGATATTACTCTTAATTTACAGCTTTTGTCAAGAAGAAACTCCCTTTGTTTTGGGTATTTGCTAATGCTTTCTATGTATGCACCGCAAGCATCTTTATGGACGAAAAAGACCATTTCAACTTTCTTTTGTAATGCTGCATTTTTAGAGACCGAAGTGCTTATGAATTGCTCTGCGCAAATAACCTTCCCCACAGGATAGTCTTTGTAGGGATTAAAATCCATATTTCTATAGCATATAATATCGTGGTCAAGCTTATTCTTTATCAATGCTTTAGATATAGTAGCTGAATACTGTTCCAATTTTTCATCTTTCGGCTCCTCCCCTCGGAGCATAGCATTTAATCTCTCAAAGAATCTGTTAGGTTTTTTATCTCCAGAATTATATGTATATTTCTGTATTGCGTGCTTTTCAGCTTCTGAAAGTTTTTCTATCCATCTTTTAGAATCTTCCCTCAGAACATCAACTACTTTTTCCTTCGGTAAGGCTCTGAAATTTGCCAATGGACGTTTTGACTGAACATATTCATGGCTATTCATGCCGCCCATCTTAAAATGTGCCCACTTCCATTCCCTTGCTTTTATTCCATACTGTTTTTTATTCCCCGTATCCAAAGAATACTCAGCCAGCCGCTCATACTTCTCTTCCTGCCGCTTTGCATACTGCTGTTTCTGCTCTGCTTCGTATTCCTGTCCAATAGCTTCCAGTTCCTCTTTTGTCCATGTATCGTCCGCTGTGGAAATACCCGGAAAATAGGTTGTGTGGCTGTCCCGACACCTTGGATGGTATAACCCCTGGCTGATTGCATAACTCATCAGGGGATATTTCTTCCCAGTTTCCAGATCCACCCCGTCCTCAGGGCCACCGCTCCACACATCATCGATCAGAACCTTCCCGCAAAACGGAAGACACTTGGGGCAGGGATTCCCACGCTTGTTGACAATTACCGTGGCTATTCCCCATTCCTGCCGCTTCTCTCCCTCGCCTTGCAGGTAAGCCCGCTTACTGGCTGTCCGTATAGCCATATCGGCATAATCAGCCAGCGTATGACGGGCTCCATTGATATACTGTACGCAGTTAAGGCCGCGGGATAACATATCCTTCGTAGCCATATCCACAGCCTTCTCATAGGTTCCTGCGCCTGTATTGGCGTATACCTGAGCGTTATAAATCGCCTGCCTGTAATCATCCTCTGCCTTGCGCAGGATCGCCGTCTCAGCCTTCTCCATATCGTGGGTAGTAGCCTCGATCAGAGCTTCCAGCTTGCGGTCATTCAGGCGGAAAAACTCTCCTGCCATGCCCTTACTGATCTTCTTGGCCGGAAACCCCTTTTTAATCGCCTCCAGGATTTTTATTTCCTGCTGCATATTCCCTGTCTCTCTGGCCTTTCGGATCAGAAGGTCAATTTCACCATTTATCTTCTGGAACTGCTTCCTGTACTTCTTCTGGTTATCCCGTTTATACTTCTCCAAGGCTTTTAGCTGTTCAGTCTGCCACATAGACCATTCATAGCCCTCTTTCGTTTCCTCGGCCCTGTGACGGTCCATGTTACGGATCATAGAGGCAATCAGTTCATCCTCAATAGCCTTGAAGGCAGCTGTGATATCGTATTCTGTCAGAGGAATCACCTCCCATTTGCATATACCTTATAACCTGCCGCCTTGAATTGGCGAATCAGTTTTTTCAGCTGGGTAATGCTCTTGCAATGATCGAAGCGCATTTCTGCCTGCCCGTCCTTTTCAATAGCGTACACCCCAAAGGGAACCTGCTCACTTCCCAGCGCCAGAAGACTCTTGTACCGTTCCTGATTCACCGCCCAGACCTTTTTCCCTATTGTCACCACCATCTGATCTGCCTCCTTCTGTATTCAACTGAAAAGAACCGGCAGACTGATTGATCCCCGGCTCTTCCAGCTCTGCAATACCCTGTTCTGTTTTCAGGCGTTCCACCTCTGCGTCCTTTTCTTCCTGCGTCCAAGTATCTCCATACAGCTGATCCACAGAGGTTTCCAGGGACATTACGCCATACTGTTTAGCTTTTCCCACTGTCTCTACTGTGGTACCAAAATCAGGAGAAGCGTATTCACCGAATTTTACTGTCGGCTCATACTCCCCTGGTGCTTTCCCACACATCAGATCATAACACTGTAATACCACCTGAATCAGCTTTGGAAGAGTTTCATTCAAAGCGTCTACAATCTTATTCCGCACATGGAGTGTCACCTTTTCTTTCTCCCTCTGTGATTCGGAATTGTCTGTCTTTTTAAGATCAATTCCCAAAGTGGACGGGGACATGATACCTTGCAATACCATGTCCAGAAAACTGGCGTAACTGCTGACATATGCCTCGTAGGAAATCTGTGGCTGAGAAATCTCCACCTGCTGATTGGATTTCTCTGCCATATTATCCCCGATGGCAATAAAGTCATTGTCAAATGGATTGGCCGGAAGCATCTTTCCGTCAACTGGATCTCTTGGTATCAGATTCTCTGGTATGTAACGTTTAATGCGTCCCATCCGGATCGCATCCATCCACTGGCTTATCACCTCGTCCAAACCGTCAAGTACATCCGTTTTCCCGTCAAATAACGCCTTTCCACGATGCTTATATTTGATTGATGAGAATATCTTAAGAGGGACTGCCAGCATCAGATCCCCCTCTATCCCGATATCCATTAAGTGCGCCGTTTCCGGAAGCTGCTTCAAGGATACCTCCCGGCCATAATCATCATACAGCCTGTACTTGATATACCCATATCCATAAGTTTCTTCCAACCGCAGTTCCTTGCTTCCGGATCTGTAACCTGTATAGAACTTAATCTCCTTAAGCCGGGAATGACTGTATACATAATTGACATTTTCCGCATCATAAAACTCAATGATCGGGTAAGGGCTGCACTCGTCTGCCGTAATCTTGAAAGCACCGTCTCCAGAAGCAAGCGTCCCGGAAATGCCCTCACCGATCACATTGTTAAGGTCGGCCCCGTCAAATATTTTTTTCCAGATTTCCTCGGTTTCCAGTTGCCCTTCTCCGAAGGTTACTGCATCCATATCAGCCAGAACAATATCCTTGTACCGGTCCACAACCGTAGACACGATTCCGCTGTGCATCTTACGAACGCTTCCCTGAGCTGTTGCCGCCCAAAATCTGGCTTTCTCTACATCCCAGCGGGCTGTCTTTTTAAAATACTGCTCCAGTTCCGCGCTGTCTCCCCGGTACCATAGCTTATTTCGGATCACATCTGCCAGAAACGTATGGGGTTCTATGATTACAACCTCTCTTTCTCTGGCTGGCTGGATCCGAAAGAGTTTTTTTACAAAATTCTGTATCCAATTCATCTTTTTCACCCCTTAAAAATCTTACTCTGGTAGGGAATCCATGCATATTGCACGGAGTTAACCATATGATCGTTTCTGTCTTCTGGCACGTTGTCCTTATCTTCCATCCAGCTATAGGAATCAAGCTCTGCAATGTAATTTGTGCAGGTGTCCACCACATAAAAGCATGGCTCTATTTTCGCGCTATCGTCATATGCCATCCATCCCAGCTGTGCGTTGATGCGGTCAATGATCTCCATCTGCTTCCATGCGTTATTAAGCGTATAGACGCATCCG